CTAACTGTCACACCATCCAGCCGCCGAAAGGCGGCTTACTCATGCCCACACACAGCCGCCGATGATCCTCAAGATCTGCCCAAACCACGGCACCTACGACCCCGCCACAGGCTGCCTCCCATGCAAGACAACCGACACCGCCCGCCGCACAGCCCGCATCAAACACCACGGCTACTCATCCCCAAACTGGCAGCACATCAGAACAAGACGCCACCAACTAGCAGCCGGACAATGCGAACTACAACTCCCAGGCTGCACAACCATCGCCACCCACACCCACCTCAACCCAACACTCGCAGGCGACCACCGCCACGCACAACTCGAAGACACACGCGCATGCTGCGCCAACTGCAGCGGCGCCATCGACGCACCCCGCGCAACGCATAGGGGGGGCGGCAGTGACACGCACCACCAACAGGCGTCCGCAACCCGCGCCAGGCATCCGCGAGAAACACTGGGGATGGTCTGAGTGTCAGCGGTTGCGACGCGCGGGAGTGTCGGTGTGGAGTGGCGCTCGTTGGCGGCGTTCCACGAGTGGGTTGACCGGAACGAGCTGAGTCTCGAGGACGGTTCCGACTGGATCGTTGAGCCGTTCCAGGATGAGATCGTTGAGGACATCCTGGCGGGTTGGCGGGAGTTGTGGGCGATCATTCCGGAGGGGAATGCGAAGACGACGCTCTTCGCCGGCGTGGCGGTCTATATGGGTGATCATGCCCCGTCGCCGTGGATCCCGATCGGTGCGGCTTCGCGTGATCAGGCGGAGATCATGTTCGGCCAGGCGGCCGGGTTCATCGAGCGGTCGCGGACGCTGCGGGAGCGGTTCCGGGTGTACGAGGGCTACCGGAAGATCAAGTGCCCGACGGGTGGCAAGGGGATCAAGGTGTACGCCGGCGATAAGGACACCGGCGACGGTGTGATCCCGTTCCCGATCGCTTTCGTGGATGAGCCGCACCGGCACAAGGACATGGGTCTGTACCGGCTGTGGAAGGGGAAGCTGAACAAGCGGGGCGCGCAGATCGCGACGATGTCGACGGCTGGCGAGCCGGACTCGGAGTTCGAGGATATGCGGGAGGCGATCCGGCAGCTCGCCGACGAGCGCGTCCGCGACGGCTGCCATCTCCGGGCTCAGGGGGCGAACCTTGTCTACCACGAGTGGATGGTCCCGCGGACGGAGGACGCGGACGACCTGGATGTGGTGAAGCAGGCGAACCCGTTGGCGTCGAACACGGTGGACTATCTGCGGGAGAAGCGCGAGTCGCTCACCCTGGATTTCGGGAACGACTGGCTGCGGCTGACGTGCAACATCCCGACCAGGTCGTCGCATGTCGCGATCCCGGAGGCGGACTGGGATGCATGCGAGACGGAGGAGCGAATCCCTGCCGGGGTCCCGGTCATCGTCGGGGCGGACTTCGCGTTCCTCGAGGACACGACAGCGCTTGTCCCGTACTGGTCGAAGACTGCGTCCTTCCGGCTGCTCGGCGACCCGATCGTTCTGGCACCCCCCGGCGACGGGACGATGCTGGACGTGAACGACATCAAGGCGGCGTTCCTGGATCTGAACGAGCGGAACCCGGTTGAGGTCGTCGTGATGGACCCGTCGAACGCGCAGGACATCGCGCAATGGCTCGACCAGGAGCTCGGGTGCACGGTGATCCTCAGGTCTCAGACGAACGAGTTCGCCACCGCCGACTACGCGAATTTCGCGCAGGGCATCCGCGAGCGCACCCTCCGCCACACCGGTGACAGGCAGCTCCGCCGGCATGTGCTGTCGGCGATCCGGGCGCGTCTTCCCGGCGACAAGTACCGGTTCGACCGGCCGAGGACGCAGCGGAAGGGGAAAGCGGGCGACCGGCGGATCGTGATCGACGCGTTGACGGCGGCCGCGATGGCGCACACGTTCGCGCTCGAGACGCCCGAGCGGAAGCCCGATCCGAGCTGGGCGTTCGCGTGAGACTCCTCCCCGCGCTCCGGTCGAAGCAGGAGGTGGAGCGTGGCGCAAACGACGCGCTCCTGTCGTTCGACGAGTTCGTCGGGCTTGTCACCCAGTTCGGCTTCAACGGTGTTCAGTACACGACGCCGGCGACGGCGCAGGAGCAGATCGCGCCGGCGTTCGCGGCGATGGCACGGTTCGCCTACAAGACGAACGGTGTCGTGTTCGCGTGCATGACCGTCCGGCAGCAGCTGCTGGCGCAGGCGAGGTTCGCGTTCCGGGAGAGGCAGAACGGCCGGCCGGGGAACCTGTTCACGACGGATGCGTTGGCGCCGCTGGAGACGCCGTGGGCGAACGCGACAACGGGGGATCTGATCAGCCGGATGGAGATGTTCGCGTCGCTGGCGGGGAACTTCTTCGGGACGAACCGGTACGGCGGCATCCGTCCGCTCAGGCCGGACTGGATGAAGATCCTCGTCGGGTCTGATGAGGGGCCGGATTCGGCGTTGTGGGACCCGGACGCGCAGGTTGTCGGGTATGCCTACCAGCCTGGAGGGCCGGGATCAGGCCGCCCGATCGTTACGTTTTTGCCGGAGGAGATCGCGCATTACGCGCCGATCCCGGATCCGGAGGCGCAGTTCCGCGGCATGTCGTGGCTGACCCCGATCGCGCGCGACGTCATGGCCGACAAGGCCGCCACCGACCACAAGCTCATGTTCTTCGAGAACGGGGCGACGCCGAACATGGTCGTAAAGATGGACGTCGACGACATCAGCCAGTGGGTCAACTGGATCCGCAAGTTCAAGGAAGACCACGAGGGCGTCGGCAACGCGTACAAGACGCTGTTCCTCGGCGCGGGGATGGACGCGACGGTCGTCGGCAAGGACTTCCAGCAGATGGAGTTCAAGGTGACGCAGGGCGCCGGAGAAACGCGGATCGCCGCTGCGGCCGGAACCCCCCCGGTCGTTGTCGGACTCTCGGAGGGACTGCAGGGGTCGTCGTTGAACGCCGGCAACTTCGAAGCTTCGATGGCCCGTCTTCGTGACGTGACGATCCGGCCGCTGCTGCAGAACATGGCGGGCAGCCTCGCGACACTTGTGCCGCCGCCTCACAGTGGCGCGGAGCTCTGGTACGACGACCGTGACGTGCCAGCGTTCCAGGAGGACATCCGGAAGGCCGGTGAGCGGTTGCAGGCGGACACGACCGCGATGTCGACGCTGATCACGGCCGGCTACGACCCGGACAGCGTCACCGACGCCGTCACGTCAGGCGACTTGAGCAGGCTCACCCATACCGGACTCCCTTCCGTCCAGTTGCAGCCGGGCGCGACCAACGGCAACGGCGCGAAGCCGCAGCCGGAACCGACTCCCGCCTAAGGAGACGACGATGACCGCAACTTCCAACGCCTTTGAGGCGGGCGTAGCGATGCCCGCAGGCCCACCCCGCACAGACTGCTTCCGAGCATTGGCAGCCGCGCCTGAATTCCGCGGCGACTCCAAACCACTCATGTTCGGACGCTTCGCAGAGTTCGAGACATGGAGCGAGGTCAATAGCATCCTTGAAGGACACTTCCTGGAACGGGTCGCACCGACGGCGCTACAGAAGACAGTCGTCGAGCAGCGCCCATCCGTGAAATGTCTCTTCAATCACGGCCGCGACTCACTCGGGATGCAGGTGCTCGGGACGATCGATGTGCTCGAGCCGGACTCCTATTACGAGGTCACCCTGTTCGACGGCATTCCTCCGCTCCTCATGGATGGCCTCCGCGCCGGCGAATACGGAAGCTCATACAGATTCGCGCTTGTCGGCGGCAAGTACGAGTTCATCCGGCGGCCTAAGAAGTCGGCCCACAACCCAGACGGCATCCCCGAATTGACGATCCTAGAGATGCGTCTACGCGAGTTCGGCCCCACGCCGATTCCTGTCTACAAGGGCACATCGACGGGGGTTCGCTCGATGACAGATGAGTTCTTCGTTGGCCAGCTCGCCGATGATCCGGAGCGGCTCGACCAGATTTTGCGGCAGCGCTCCAGCATCAGCGTTTCCCGCGACCTCGTCCAAGATGGCGACCAGAATGACGAGTTCCGGTATAGGCGCTCCGTCGAATGCGTCGGCGAAACTGTGTGGCTCCTGCATCCGCCCGCGCTCGCCACCCTGGTCGGAATCATCGGTGAACGGGCTAATGGCCATCGGCCATCGGCCGAAGAGATCAAGCAGCGGATCGGGTCCCGCTCAGAACCGACGGAATCCGCTCAAGGCCCGGTGGCGGTGATCCCCTTGCACGGAATGATCGTTCCTCGCGCGGACCTCATGAGCGATGTCAGCGGAGCCACCTCGGTAGCAGACTTCCAGCAGAAGTTCCGGGGAGCACTCGCCGACCCTGAGGTGTCTGCGATCCTGATCGATATCGACTCGCCCGGCGGCGACGCGCAAATGGTCCCGGAACTCGCATCGGAGATCATGGCCGCTCGTGGCACGAAGCCGATCGTGGCACAAGCGAACCCGATGGCTGCCTCGGGCGCCTATTGGATCGCGTGTGCTGCAGACGAACTCGTCGTCACTCCGTCAGGTGACGTTGGCTCCATCGGCGCATACACGGCGCACACGGACCTCTCGGCGGCACAAGAAAAGGCCGGGATCAAGACGACGCTTGTGTCGGCAGGCGACTACAAGGTGGAGCGGAATCCATTCGAGCCGCTGTCAGCAGAGGCGCAGGCCGCAATGCAGGACCGCATCGACTCCATCTACGAGACGTTCGTAAAGGCTGTCGCCGATGGGCGCGGAGTTGACACCGAGACCGTCATCAACGATTTCGGCAAGGGCCGGATGCTGCTCGCCAACCAGGCTGTCAAAGCCGGAATGGCGGACAAGGTCGCCACTTTCGACCAAACACTTTCCCGTCTGCAAAAGACGGTTATACCGGACAAGACGCGTTCCGAGCCGGAGTCGCCAGCGACCACCACTCGGGTTGAGCCGGAGCCTTCCGAGGCCACCACTCGCTCCCGCACGGACCTCTTCTGGTTCGTGGAAGACCCGAAGATCAAAGGAGCGAAGTAGAGATGGACGAGAAGACCAGCCTCGCGGATCTCGAGGGGCATCTTTCCGATGTCGAGTCCCGGCTGAAGGACATGGCGGCGCAGTACTCCGACCGTGACCTCACCGATGAAGCCGAGAGCGAATGGGAAGCCCTGAAGGCTGAGATCACGCAGACGAAGGAGAAGATCACGAAGCGCAAGAAGCGCGAAGCTGATCTTCAGGCGCTCGCCGCAAGACCGGAGAACGTGGAAGAGGAGTCGCAGTTCTCCTTCCAGGTGAAGAAGCAGTCCGTCGTGCCGGACGATCCCACCCGGCTCGAGGACTACAGGAGCCGCGCACGAAGCATCGACGACCTCGAACAGGGCTACCGTGACGGCGCTCTCAAGATCATCGAGGGCCGGTTCCGATTCGCCCATCCGGGCGTCAAGAACGAAGAGGTGCAGGGCGACATCGAAAACCTCGTCCACCGCGACCGCGAGGTAGCACTCCGGACGATCTTCACGTCGTCTCCTGCATACAAGCGGGAGTTCGAGACGTACCTGAAGACGCAGGGCCGCGTAGTCGGCCAGGAAATGGAGCGGGCAGCGTCGCTCACGACCACCGCCGGCGGCTTCGCCGTCCCGGTCGAGCTCGACACCACCCTCCTCCTCACCAACGCTGGTGTGGTGAACCCGATGCGGAACCTCGCCCGTGTCCGGCAGACCAACGTCAACACGGTCGAGTTCATCAACACCGCCGGTATCACCGCCGCGTACAACGCGGAGGCGACGGAGGCCTCGGACAACGCTCCGACGCTCGCACAGCCGACCGTGAACATCGAGAAGGCGTTCGCGTTCGTCCCGATGTCGATCGAGATCTCGGAGGACTGGGCGAACATCCAGCAGGACATGGC